TACACTTGACTACGGTTTAAAACTTTTCAAGTTATATGATTGTCAAAAGAAGAAGATTGACATCATCCACAATAACCGTCGTGTTATTCTTATGGAAGGTCGTCAGCAAGGTAAGACGACTTCTTCTGCTGCCTACATTCTTTGGTACACCCTATTCCACGATAACAAAACAGTTGCTATTCTAGCTAACAAAGCTGCAGCTGCCCGAGAAGTTCTTGACCGTTATCAAACGATGTACGAGAACTTACCTAAGTGGATGCAACAGGGTGTTACTGGTTGGAACAAAGGTGACATTGAACTAGAAAACGGTTCAAAGGTATTCACTGCTGCTACTGGTAAGTCTGGTATTCGTGGTAAGTCTGTTAACATGCTGTACGTTGACGAAGCTGCGATTATTCCAAACAACGTTGCCGAAGAATTCTTCACTGCGGTTTACCCAACTATTTCTGCAGGTCAAACTACCAAGATTCTTCTATCTTCCACTCCGCTAGGTTACAACCACTTCTGGCGTTTCTGGAATGATGCTGAGAACGACCGTAACGGTTTCGTTCCGTTGTTTATTCCTTACTGGGAAATCCCAGGTCGTGATGCTGCGTGGGCTGAAGAACAGAAGCGTATGCTTGGTGAACTCAAGTTCAACCAAGAGGTTTTATGTAACTTCTTGGGTTCTAGCTTAACTCTAATCCGTGCTGACGTTATCGCTAAGATGACAGTCGACCAACCTATCCTACAAAAGGATGGTTTAGACGTATTTGAGCGACCACAAAAGAACCACACTTATTGTGGTGTTATTGATATTGCCGCTGGTGTTGAGGGTGACTCTTCAACTATCCAGATGATTGATATCACGGAAACGCCATATCGTATTGTGGCTAAGTATAAGCGAAACGATATTACACCGCTGTTGTTCCCATCAGTAATCTTCAAGGTTGCAACAGAATACAATAATGCATTTATCTTAATTGAAACTAACGTCTCTGATCAAGTCGCCCAAATTATGCACCAAGAACTAGAGTATGAGAATATTCTTATGGTTTCTAGAGCTAATGGTGTACAGTCTATCGGTGGTGGTTTCGGCGGTCAGAAGTCTCAGTTAGGTGTTAATACTGATAAGCGTGTTAAACGTATCGGTTGCCATAACTTTAAAGCTATGGTTGAGGAAGATAAACTTCTCATCACAGACCCAGACACTATTTCTGAAATCTCTACATTTATTGAAAAACGTGGCTCTTATGAAGCCGACGAAGGATATCATGATGACTTGGTTATGCCTCTAGTTCTGTTTGGTTGGTTAACAACACAGTCATATTTTAAAGAACTAAATAATATCAATATGCGCAAGATTATGTATGAAAAGCAAATCAAGGCTATCGAAGAAGATTTGACTCCGTTTGGATTCTATGATGACGGTAAACCTGAAGCCGATCCTTTGAATTTTTGAGTGAAAACAACTAAAAACTAAATAAAATTGTAGACAGTTTTTGTCTAGGCAATCATTATAAACAAGGAGAACAACAATGCCGTTTCAATTATCTCCAGGCGTTGCAGTCGTAGAAAAAGACTTTACTTCTATCGTTCCTGCCGTAGCAACCTCCATCGGTGCGTTTGCTGGTCAGTTCGACTGGGGTCCAGTTTTGGAACCAATTACGGTTACATCAGAAGACGAACTAGTTCGTCGTTTTGGTACACCAAACAACAATAACTTCCAGTCTTTCTTTACTGCTGCTAACTTCCTATCTTACTCTAATAACCTATTGCTAGTTCGTCAGCAGACTACTAACATGAAGAACGCTGTTGTTACTCCAACAGGTGCTTTAACTTCAGTCGACGTTATCCTTGCTGGTACTGGTTACGACTCTCTAGCAACACCACCAACTGTACAGATTCTGACAGAAGGTTTGTTGGGCGTGGTCACTGTTACTAACCAAGGTTCTGGCTACACTAATACAGAAATATCACACCCAACAGTTGCAGTTGATGATCCAACTGGTTTTGGTGCTGTATTGGAAGCAAACGTTTCTAATGGACAAATTATTTCTATTGACGTTATTGCTCCAGGAGCTAACTATACTTCACCTACTATCACTATTACTGGTGGTAACGGTACTGGCGCAACTGCAACTGTAACCACAGTCGATGTTCAAGAACCAGGTGGTATCCAACCAACTGCTAGTGCAGTTCTTTCTGGTGGCGCAATTACTGCTATTAACCTATCTTCTGCTGGTTCTGGTTATACAACTGCCCCAACAGTGGCAATTGTTACAGCTACTGGAGATTTTGGTACTGGCGCAACTGCAACTGCAGTTCTTTCAGGGTCTGGTTTAACTGGTATCACTGTTGGCTCTACTGGTTCTAACTACACTTCACCAACAGTATCATTTACTGGCGGTGGCGGCACTGGCGCAGAAGCTTCTGCAGTTCTTGCTGGTCCAGTTTCTTCTATTACTTTAATCAACGCTGGTTCTGGTTATACAACTTCTCCAACAGTAACTATTACTGGTGGTGGTGGTTCTGGTGCTACTGCAACTGCAACTACTGACGGTAACGTTATTACTTCTATCTCCATTGTTTCTGGTGGCGCAGGATATACTTCTGAACCAACAGTAACTATTACTGGTGGTGGTGGTTCTGGTGCTGTTGCTGACTCTGTTGTTAACTATAACATCATTAGCTCTATCACTATTACTTCCGCTGGTTCTGGTTATACAACTGCCCCAACAGTAGTTATTACTGATTCCACTGGTACTGGCGCCGATGCAACTGCTACAATTGGAACTAGTTCTATTGCATCTATCTCTATCGCAAACGGTGGTACTGGATATAAAAACACTCCAACAGTAACTATTACTGGCGGCGGTGGTTCTGGCGCAACAGTAGGTTCTGTCACTGTTGGTGCTTCTTCTGTAACTGGCATTACAGTTATTGAAGGTGGTACTGGTCTTTCTGCACCTCCAGCGATCTTGATTGAGGATGCTCCATCTCAGAACGGTGTTACTGCTATTGCTACTGCAAACATCACTACTGCTGGTGTTGCAATTCTTAACGGTCAATTCTACTCTGCAAACTTCATCAACGGTGGTGGTGTTACTGGTGAGTGGGCTGCTAAGTATCCAGGCAAACTAGGTAACTCTCTAAAAGTTTCTATGGCTGACCGCGATACTTACGCAAACTGGGCGTACAAAGACGAGTTCGATGCTACTCCAGGAACATCTGAAGGTGCTTCTGTTATCGGTGGTTCTAATGATGAAATGCACATTATCATCATCGATGAAAAGGGTTATATCTCTGGCGTTGAGAATGCAGTTCTAGAAAAGTTCGCGTTCGTATCTAAGGCTTCTGATAACAAGAAAACAGACGGTACAAACAACTACTACAAAGACGTTATCAACGGTCGTTCTGAGTGGTTGTGGTGGACTGATCACACTGATATGGTTACTGGCGGTTACGAGAACAATAACTGGGGTCAACCAATGGCTGGAACTTCGTTCAAGTCTATGACTGCCCCTCTAACTCAGTCTCTATCTGGTGGTATCGACGATAACTCTTCAACTGAAGGTCAGAAGATGGCTGCGTATGAGTTATTCGCTAACGCTACTCTTTATGACGTAAGCCTAATTATGATGGGTAAATCAAGCTCTACTGTTGTTAACTATGTTATCGACAATGTTGCTTTAGAGCGTTTGGATGCTGTTGTGTTCATCTCCCCAGAAGATACAGAAACTGGCGAAGTTATTATCGGCGATGGTTCTGTTCACGTTAACAAGATCATTGACTTCCGTAATGAATTGAATTCTAACTCTTACTCTGTAATGGATTCTGGTTACAAGTACCAGTATGACCGTTACAATGACGTGTATCGCTGGGTTCCATTGAACGGTGACATTGCTGGTCTATGTGCTCGTACTGACTACACTAACGACCCATGGTGGTCTCCAGGTGGTCTGAACCGTGGTCAGATCAAGAACGTTGTTCGCTTGTCTTGCAACCCAAACCAGACTATGCGCGATAACCTGTATCGTAACTCTGTTAACCCAGTTGTTACTTTCCCAGGTCAAGGTACTGTTCTGTTCGGCGATAAGACTCTATTGGCTAAACCATCTGCATTCGACCGTATCAACGTTCGTCGCTTGTTTATCGTTCTTGAGAAGTCTATCGCAACTGCTGCTAAGTATCAGTTGTTTGAGTTCAACGATGCGTTCACTCGCGGTCAGTTCAAGAACCTAATTGAACCGTTCCTACGTGACGTACAAGGTCGTCGTGGTATTACCGACTTCCTAGTTAAGTGTGATGAGTCTAACAACAGTGGTGAAGTTATCGATCGTAACGAATTCGTTGCTGACATCTTTGTTAAACCAACTCGTTCTATCAACTTTATTACTCTTAACTTCGTGGCTGCTCGTTCTGCTATTGCCTTCAGCGAGCTAGGTGGCTAATCATAGATGAGGGGGAGAAATTCCCCTCGTTTATAACGAATAAATATAGGTAATAACAAGGAGATTTTAAATGGCAAATATTGCTGACTTTAAAGCCCAGATGATCGGTGGTGGTGCACGTCCGAACCAATTCAGAGTTGAGTTGACTTTCCCATCATTCGTTACTCTAGGTGTTATTGCTGGTCAAAGAGCACAGTTCCTATGCCGTGCTGCATCTTTACCTGCATCAACTATTGAAACAATTTCTATTCCGTATCGTGGTCGTCCAGTGAACTTCGCTGGTGAGCGTTCATTCCAACCTTGGACTGTTTCGATCTACAACGATACAACTTTCAACATCCGTAATGCTCTTGAGCAATGGCAATCTGGTATTCAACAATACAATACAACTAACGGTCGTACTAACCCTACTGACTATCAGGTTGACTTGTCTGTTCACCAGCTAGACCGTAACGGTGCAACTATTAAGTCTTATAAGTTCACTGATGCGTTCCCAACTAACATTGGCGCTATCACTCTAGACTACGAACAACAAAACGCAATCGAACAGTTCGACGTTGAATTCATCTACAACTTCTTCACTTCTAATGAAGGTGCTGGTGCTAACTTCGGTATTAACGTTGGTATTAACACACCAGTTGGTACTTTCCCAGTTTAATCTAGAAGGACGAGTATATAATGCAGCTTTTTGGCTTTGAAATCAAACGCGCGAAAGATGAGCAGGTTCTACCGATTCCTTCGGTAGTTCCTCCATCGAACCAAGACGGCTCCACCGTAGTAAACACTGGCGTTAATGCTGGCGGGTACTACGGTATGGTTGTCGACCTAGATGCATCCCTTAAAAACGAAAACGACCTTATTCGTCGTTACCGTGAAATTTCTCAGTACACCGATTGCGATGCTGCTATTGAAGACATCGTAAACGAGGCACTTATCTCTGATGAAACTAAACAACCTATTGAGATTATTCTCGATGACCTAAAAGTTTCAGCAGGTATTAAAACTAAAATCGCAGACGAGTTCTCTGAAGTTCTTAGACTATTGAAGTTTAATGACAGAGGTCACGAGATTTTCCGTCAGTGGTATATTGACGGTCGTTTGTATTACCAAGTTCTGTTAGACGAAAATAACGTCAAGGCTGGTATTCAAGAATTACGTTTTATTGATCCCCGTAAGATCCGTAAAATCAAAAACATCAAGAAGGAGAAAACTCCTCAAGGTGTTGAAATTGTTAAGACTATGGAAGAGTTCTACCTTTACAACGATAAGGGTATGAGCGAACAATCTACACAAGGTGTAAAACTTCCAATTGATTCTGTTGTTCATTGTCCATCAGGTGTTATGGATATGAACTCTGGCATGACGCTTTCTCATTTACATAAAGCGATCAAGCCAACTAACCAATTAAAGATGATTGAAGACTCTTTAGTCATCTATCGTATTTCACGTGCTCCAGAGCGTAGAATTTTCTACGTTGACGTTGGTAACTTACCAAAGCTAAAAGCTGAACAGTATGTTAACGACATCATGAACAAGTTCCGTAACAAGATTGTTTACGATGCAACTACTGGTGAAACACGCGACGATCGCCGTCACCTAAGTATGATGGAAGACTTCTGGATGCCTCGCCGTGAAGGTGGTAAAGGTACTGAGATTTCTACTCTACCAGGTGGTCAAAACCTTGGTGCGATTGAAGACATCGAATACTTCCAGAACAAACTATACCATTCATTGAACGTTCCTGTTAGCCGTATGCAACAGTCTGAAGGTTTCAGTATTGGTCGTTCCAACGAGATTACTCGCGACGAAGTTAAGTTCAACAAGTTCATCGTTAGACTTCGTAAGAAGTTTGCTGTGTTATTCTTGGAATCTTTGAAGGTTCAATTAGTAGCTAAGAACATTATCAATATCAGAGATTGGGATGATATCCGTCACGGTATTCGTTTTGATTATCTTGAAGATAACCACTACGCTGAACTAAAAGACGCTGAGTTGCTAACACAACGTGTTACTCTATTGACTCAAATGGAACCATTCATTGGTCGTTTCTACTCTGACGAGTGGATCAAGCGTAACCTATTGCGTATGACTGATGATCAAATCGAGTTGATGGATAAGCAAATTCAAGCAAGTCTACAAACAAATATTACGTTCGCTCAGAACAAGGGTGACCAACAGTTGGCTCAACAACAGCCTACTATGGAATTCCAAGCTCAACAGCAACAAGCTCAAATGCAACAACAAGCTGCGTTACAAGGTCAAGCTGCTCCAGCTGCCGCAAAACCAGCTAGTGCTGCTGCTTCTGCAGCTTCTCAAGCTAAGTCTCAACAAGCTGCTGATAAGAGCGAACAAAAATCAGAAGGTAAAAAGAAACCTACTGGCGAACAAAAAGATTCATTTGATTGGAATTAAGGAGTTACTATGACTACAACATTAGAATTAATTAACGCGATTG